GAAAATGGCAGATTAAGGTATTGCGAACGCTCAAGGATCATATTGAAGCGAACAACGGAAGGGTAGATTTCAATACTCTTCGACTGGCTGTCTCTTCAGGGCGTGGGATCGGAAAATCAGCACTCGTGGCATGGCTGATTTTATGGATGTTGAGCACTAGAATTGGCTCAAGCGTGATAGTGAGTGCCAACAGTGAGGCTCAATTGCGGTCAGTGACATGGGCCGAGCTGACGAAATGGCAGGCAATGCTGATAAATAGTCACTGGTTTGAGGTGAGCGCGACCAAGTTAGTTCCGGCCCAATGGCTATGCGAAGCGGTGCAGCGGGATTTGAAGAAAGGGACGCGGTATTGGGGGGCTGAGGGCAAGCTGTGGTCAGAGGAGAACCCGGATAGTTACGCTGGCGTACATAATCACGACGGTATGATGCTGATATTTGATGAGGCAAGCGGGATCCCGAGTCCGATATGGGACGTAGGCGCCGGGTTCTTCACGGAGAACACGCCGAATAGGTATTGGCTGGCGTTTTCTAATCCTAGACGCAATCAGGGGTATTTTTATGAGTGTTTTAATGCAAAAAGAGACTTCTGGGAAACGGAGATCGTTGATGCACGGGATGTTGAAGACACGGACAAGGCCGTCTATGATCAGATTATCGCTGAAAATGGAGCAGATTCTGTTCAAGCGCGGGTGGAGGTGTATGGTTTATTCCCCAAGGAAGGTGATGACCAGTTTATCTCACCGTATCTCGTGGAAGAAGCCATTAAACGGGAGTGTTATGAGGACGACACTGCCCCGACGGTTATAGGCATCGATCCTGCGCGAGGAGGCTCGGATAGTACGGTCATAGTAGTGCGGAAAGGCCGTGATCTGGTCAAGATCCTTCGCTATCATGGCGAAGATACGATGACGACGGTAGGCCGGGTGATCGATGCAATCGAGATTTATAGCCCTGTCCTGACGGTTATTGACGAGGGCGGCTTAGGTTATGGCATATTGGATCGGCTGACCGAGCAAAAGTACAAGGTCAGGGGCGTCAATTTCGGCTGGAATTCAAATAAACCGGCCATGTACGTGAATAAACGCGCTCAGATGTGGGGCGACATGAAAAACTGGCTAAGAACTGCCCATATACCTGCTGATAAGATGCTGAAAGCTGATCTATGTGGCCCGCAGGTCAAGCCGACCAGCTCAGGCGCTATTCAGTTAGAAGGAAAGAAGGAAATGAGGGCCAGGGGCTGCGCCTCTCCAGATAGTGCCGACGCCCTGGCAGTAACCTTCGCCTTTCCCGTAGCGCATCGAGAAGATTCCGAAGCCCGTGCGATGAAACGCTCTGGCTATACCTCTGGACAACCTATTTCATGGATGGCGTGTTGATGACCAAGACAAGATCAATCCTAATACCGATATGGCGCAGTTACAGGCGCGAGTACTGCGTTATATATGATTCATATGTAACTGAGTGGATGAATTACTGCATTCGGTTAAGCATTGATATTAACCCGCACGTTCAAGGGATTGCCTTTCGCATTCATTGGGGGTGGGCCGTTTAATATAGTCAAAAACTATAGACATGCTACTTATGATATGTTAATCTTATAGCATTCATAGGAGTGTGCCTATATGCGAAAGCCGACCGTTGCGCCAGTCGCTAAAGTCCCCAAGTCAGTAGCCCCTCAGATACGCCCCGTCATGGTCGCTCGTAAACCTCCGCCTGTCGTGGCGAGTAGGGCGAAGAAATGAAGGAATACGCCTGCACGGCGTATATCTTTGCTGATGGGTTGGCGATTCCCGAATTCTCGGTGTCAAACAGTCACCGTTATTGGCGCTTCAATGATGAGCATTTCAAACTGCCATTTGATGCAGTTCCACTGAATCCAATCTCAATCGGGAATAGCGAGTTCAATACTGCCCGGATTGAAGATGTGAGGGCCGCAGCGCATGGCTAAAAAGAATGACGAACTCCTGTCCGTAATGCGTAAGCGCCTAACCCAAGCGCAGGATGCATATTCAGATAGCCGCAGTAGCGAACTGGATGATTTGAAATTCTCGGCTGGCAGCTCTGACAATCAATGGCAATGGCCTGCTGATGTAATGGCGACTCGCGGTTCTGTTCAAGGGCAAACGATCAACGCTCGGCCATGCCTGACGATTAACAAGCTCCCGCAACATATCAAGCAGGTAACGAATGAGCAAAGACAAAATAGGCCTTCTGGAAAGGTCATTCCTGCTGATGATCGTGCTGATATTGAAGTTGCGAAGATTTATGATGGACTGGTACGCCATATTGAGTATATCTCTGACGCTGATGTGGCTTACGATACGGCTTGCGAGAATCAAGTCACGTATGGAGAAGGATACCTAAAGCTCTATACCGAATATTGCGATGAAGACACCTTTGACCAGGACATCAGGATCGGGCGCATTCGCAATAGCTTCAGCGTCTATATGGATCCGATGATCCAAGACCCATGCGGATCAGATGCAAATTGGGCATTCATCCTGGATCAGATCAGCCACGAAGAGTTTGAGGCTCAATATCCTAAGGCCCAGGCGATTAGTTCCCTGATGCAATCGGTTGGCGATGGCGATTTGCAAAGATGGGTTGATGACAACTTTATCAGGATCGCTGATTACTACTGGATTGAGACTATCCAGAAGACGCTGAACCTTTATCCTGGCGGCGTTACTGCATTGGAAGGTTCGCCAAGGGCTAAACAAGCCGAAGAAGTTGGCATGCTGCCTACCCAGACGCGCAAAGTCGACGTCAAGAAGGTGCGCTGGATTCGTACCAATGGCTATGAAATCCTTGAGGAGCGGGATTGGCCGGGCAAGTGGATCCCAATCGTGCGCGTTGTCGGCAATGAAGTTGAAGTCGACGGCAGCATTCACGTCTCAGGGCTGGTGCGTAATGCCAAAGACGCACAGCGCATGTATAACTACTGGACTAGCCAAGAAGCAGAAATGCTTGCGCTTGCGCCAAAGGCTCCGTTCATTGGATACGGTGGGCAGTTCGAAGGGTTTGAGAACCAATGGAAAACAGCCAACACAACTAATTGGCCGTATCTTGAGGTAAATCCTGATGTAACTGATGGCAATGGAAGTTCTATGCCACTGCCGCAAAGGTCGTCGCCTCCGATGGCTCAGACAGGGCTTATTCAAGCCAAAATGGGGGCCTCTGATGACATCAAAGCCACCACAGGGCAGTACGATACCAGCTTAGGAGCAACGTCTAATGAGCGATCAGGCAAGGCAATACTTGCACGTGAGAAACAGTCTGACACTGGCACTTACCATTATGTGGATAATCTTGCCCGTGCTGTTCGTTACGTTACTCGTCAAATTGTTAATCTGGTTCCTTTCTATTACGATACTCAACGTGTCGCTCGTATCATTGGTGTTGATGGTGCTACTGATTCGGCACAAATTGACCCGGATCAAGAAGAGCCAGTAAGACAGATCAAGGACGAAGCAGGGATAACGATCAAGAAAATCTATAACCTTGGCGTGGGCAAGTACGATGTTTGCGTAACCACTGGCCCAAGTTACATGACCAAGCGTCAAGAGAGCCTGGAAGCAATGGCGCAACTGCTACAGGGCAATCCTCAGTTGTGGGCTGTTGCTGGCGACCTGTTCATTAAGAATATGGATTGGCCTGGTGCGGAAGAAATGGCAGAGCGGTTCGCCAAGACCATTGATCCTAAGTTGCTGGCTGACGAGGACGACCCTGCATTGCAACAAGCAAAGATGCAGATAGAAGCCATGGCCAAAGAAATGGATCAGATGCATACGATGTTGTCGAATGTGCAGAAGTCTATGGAATCTCAGGAAATGAAAAACAAAGAACGCGAGACAGATATCAAGGCGTTTGATGCTGAGACTAAGCGCATAGCCGCCACTCAGGCGATGATGACGACAGATCAGATGCAAGATATTGTGCTAGGGACAATACACGCTATGATAACTGCTGGTGACATTCAAGGAGCAATCCAGAATCCGCAAGAAGAGGCTATAGAACAACCTCAGATGCCACAAGAACCGCAGCAACCACAGACAATGCCGCAAGGAGTTTGATATGTTAAAAGAGATAAGTTGCATATATGGATATCAGCAGATTACTAGCCTATCAGCCTCAACGGGTCTTACCGTACCCGTTAGAAATGAGCTTGGGACTATCGGCTCCCCTGTTCAAGCGTTCATTAAGGTTTCAGGCCAAGCCGTCAGGTTTCGGGACGACGGAGTTGCCCCAACCGCAAGCGTCGGCTTCCCTCTCGCGGTTGGTGAAACGCTTGTGTATGACGGGGATTTGAACAGGATCAAATTCATTGAGTCTGCGGCAAGTGCGTCGCTCGATATCGTTTATTACGGGTAAGAGAATATGAGAATAATTTCAGCAAGTAGCAGCGGTGGTAGTGTGAGTAGCGGAAAGTCGCAGCAGAATCTGGCGATTATCTTTCCGGCTTCTACGACCTACGCAATTCCTTTTGATGGCTGGTATCGGCTCTCTGCCTTGGCTGGCGGTGGATCTGGCGCGGCAATCTTCTACACCACAACAGGCGGTGCAGCATCAGGCGGTGGCGGCGGCGGCTTTGGTGAGAGCGAGATTCAATTCACGGCCGGGACTGTTGTCACCATCGTCATAGGTGCTGGCGGTGCAGCTGCAGCGTCAACGGTAGATGGTACGGGCATAGCCGGAACTGCAGGTGGTAACACTACCATCGCAGCTACAGGCATGACGACCATTACGGCCGTTGGCGGAGGTGCTGGTGCTTTCAGTAGTACGAATGCCGCAACTGCACCAGGTGGCGCTGGTGGTACTTGCTCTGGCGGCACTACTGTTAATTCTACGGGCGGTGACGGCGGCGATGCTACGCACCCACAGAACGGCGGTCAAGCTGGCGGCGGCGGCGCTTCTGGCTCTCCGCTTGGCACTGGTGGCGATGGCGGGGCGTGCAATGCTGCGCATAGCAGCGGTGGTGGTGGGGCTATTGGCGGATTCGTAGGCGGCGCGGCGACAGGAGGCGGAACAACGACGGCCGGTGGGGGCGCAGGTACTGGTGGAGTAGGAGCCGCGCAAAGTGGCAACGGTACCGGGGGGGTTAACCGGCTTGGTATTGCTACTGTTGCGGATGCTGACGGGATTACTCGCAATGCTTTGACGCAAGCTGCTACGACAATGGTGTATGGCTTCCCGTCATTGGTTGATCCTTTCCGTAGCTTAACCGGCGGAGGCAGCGCAGGTGATGCGTCCCTTTCAGGCGGTAGTGGGGCAGGTACTGGTGGGGGGAGTTCCACCGGAGGTGGAATTTGCGGCGGCGGCGGCGGATATGGGCGCGCATCGGGGGCAGCAAGCGTATCTGCTAACTTGATCGGCGGCGGATCTGGCGGCACTGCTACGACAGGGATTGGCCCGGCTACCTCTGGCCGTGGCGGTAATGGCCTTGTGACAATCGAAAGGATTGGATGATGAGTACTTATCAAATTCTCAAGAAAGGCAAGGTAGTCAATACCATTCAGGCTGATGCTGCGTTTGTCGAGCAGCAGTATCCAGGTAATTATCGCCTGGTTCCTGATGTTGTTCTTCCTGTTAGCCGTAAGTCTGAGATTCTTGCGGCGCTTACAGATATTGACGCACAGACTGACAAGCCAAGAACCCACAGAGAGATTGCTCTTGGCAATGCCAAAACCATTTCATGGGTAGCAGGCCTTGATGCACAAGCATTGGCGCTTCGTACAGAATTAGCATTATTGTAAGGAGAAGCAGATGCATGAAAAGGTGGGATACATTGCGGAAAAAGGAACGTATGCAACATCAGTGATAACAATATTAGCCGCACTATCCTTAGAGCATTGCGCCATTATTATTGGTATAATCTGTTCAATTGTGGTAGCAGCAGTTACATGTTACTGCAAGTTGAGATGGTTAAAGATAGCAGAGAAGAAAGTAGAAACCGATAAGGTTTCATTGCAGTTCCCCGACTAGCCGGTTTAGCTAGGTTGTCCTCGACGTGATGTCGACGGATCCCGCAGCAGGAGATTTACATGTCTGATGAAGTTCAAGAAGTATTAGCGGAAGAACCCGCGCCGGAACAGGTAGGAACGGTCACGCCTGAGCCAGAAGAAAATGCGCCGGAAGTAGTTGCTGAGGTGGCAAAGACCTTCACTCAAGAAGAGTTGGACGCTGCTATCGGCAAACGACTTGCACGAGAACAACGGAAGTGGGATAGAGAGCACCAGCAGCAAGCTCCGCGTCAATCGCCACAAGTCCCCGACATTCGTCCTGAACAGTTCAACT